CTTTATTTTAGCCTTTTTAATGATTAGTAATATTTACTACATTTCAGCGTATAATGAGTAAATCTTTCCGCACTACTCCGTATTCGTCTTTAATTTTATTATACATCCATTCTTTTCATATTCACCTTCATACCATACTCTTGCATATGCTATTGGTATTGATATTCGAGGCTTCGATCTTTCTGCTGGCAGTGTCTCTCTATATGCCTTATGTCCTTCTGACGTATTCGGATATGTGACACAACCAATCTTCAGAATAATATCTCTCCTATTCTCTCTGCGTAGTGTAATGCACATAGCATCTCTACCGGAAACTTCTCTTGCCATATGGATAATTGAATGAAATACTCTCCACACCATGCATATATTGTATTATCGAATGGTATGTTCTCTAGTATCATATGTTTAGCTTTCTTCTGAAATTGTCTATTTCTTTATCTGTCATCTTGAATTTAGGGCGTAATCCACCATACCGTTTTATCATGTCTGCGTTTGGTTTATATAATGGATCGCTATTGGGATATGATACGAGAAGGTCATTCCATCCATGATGACCCATGTACTCTTTGAGAAGCCGTAGTTCTCTTTTGTTTAGAGAGATTCCGTCGCTCTCCATATTCTTCTCTCTCTTAGCATCTCTATACCAGCGAGTTGTTCTTCCTCTGTTCTGTTACGCCATTCCTGTATTTCTTTCTTAGTGCGTGAACAACCAAGACAATATCCTTCATCATCATATGTGCAAACCTTGATACATGGTGAATATTTTGCTTTTGGCATTAGATTACTCCATCATATTGTTTCTTCTTTTATCTTGATAGTAGAAAATTGCCCACAATAGTATTGACAAATTTTAGGCACATCCTCACTATTATTTATCAGAGATTCAAAGAAGGAAAGCCATTCATCAGACAAAATTATCTCTTCTATATTCTCTACATTTTCTAACTTGAACTTTTCTTGAAATAGTTGGTCCATACTGTCCATTTTACCGTTATAGTTTTTACTCTTTTTTCTAATTGGATCGCACCAACAACAGGGCAAAAGATACCCTTCAGCGTTTAACCCCAACCATTTAGGATTTTCACCCATGCATTTTGGTTCTAGTTTTGTCATTTTTTTTCTTTCAATGGATATGTTGTATCAATGAATAATTTGGTTGGTTTGTATGGATCGTTTTCTCTCCACCTTGATGATTGAGTTATAATTAACTTTATACCATTGATCTTCGCTAGTTCTATAGCCTGATCAACATGATTCTCGTTATATTTGAAGATGATATACTGCCACAAAATATTGTTTCCATTTTTGATACCTTGTTTCATTACCTCAAAAAGTTTTTTACCGTCTTGATTTATTCTGTATTTGTGACTTTCTTCTGGTAGTCCATCAATACCAAACTCCCACACTGCATTTTTGTTTGCGTTGAAAGCTTTCATATACCAAGACATGGGTCTATGTGAAGCCGCTGTGTTAACTTTCACATCCTTGTTTTTTGATAACTCTAGAAATCTTATAAACTGCGGATGAAATATGGGATCAGATATTTGACCACAAAACTGTATCTTGTCGAAGTGATTCAGTATTTTTTTGAAGTCATTCAAAGACAAATCCTCGCCTGGAATCTTGTTTGGTTTTATGGATTGTCTCAAACATCGTGGGCATTCTAGAGTGCAACGATGTGTTATATCTAAGTTAATTTTCCTTCTTGTTGCCATTTGCGTTAGCTTGTTCATTACTATTCTACTACGTCCATACAAGTATATATGTTATGCGGCATTCTTCTCCTTATTTGGAATGGGCTTGCGACCAAGTTTCAAATTATCTTTTGCTTCTTGAACCTTGATATTGTCAATTTTATTTCCACCACCATCAGCATGTGGAGTGTGATCATGTCCACTGTGATAGGTCTTACCATCATTTAACTTTGAACGATCAATGTCCTTACCCTCTGGCGTCTTCCAACCACTCTTGACAGCAGCTCCAAACTTGGTGTTTGGGGTTGCTGCTCGAGGCTTCAAAACAACCTTCTTGAAGAAAGTGTTCATCTTCATCTTCTTATTGATCAACTTATTACGCATCCTGTTGTTAGCAGACTGACGGCCAGCAACTAGCGTTTCAAAGTTCTTCAACGTGGTCCAGTTAGCTCCAACATCTGTCCCATCGTATCCAGTGGACAAATCACTAACAAGTTTCCCACAAATATCAATATACTTGCGAATGAATTCACTCTTCTTCTTTTCGATAGGCACAAGATTGTTCTTCTTGTTTTCAACGAAAATTACAAAAAGATCAAGAATTGAGTTCTTGTTGGGGATGGACTTGAGCTCATCGTCATTGGCGAATGTCATGAACTCGGTGAAGACCTTCTTGAATGTTGATGCATTCTTAGAAGCGGTGGACGTATGGTCATACATCTCCCAGAGAGCATCTGGACTTATCGTCTTATCAAGACCGTAGAAATAGATGAACGACAAACCAGCGATAAAATCATCAACATATCGACGGTTCGCTTCCTTTGTACCAATCCACTTGACATCATCACCGACAAAACGAGTGAAATATGATGTTGCAAGCTCCCTAATAACCTTTGCGATTGCAGAAGTCTTTGCATTGCGCTTCTCAGGATCATTGAGAGGCTTACCATCATTGATATTGATGAACAAGTCAGAAAGTTCTTCCCGTGAAACATCAACATACTTTGTTACACTGATAGTCGATTCATCAAAACGCTTACGGATAGCTTCGGGCAAAGTAGAATAAAGATCGTTTTTACCCTTGACAATTTCACCAAACCACTCATCTACCCGATATTCTCCAGGCAAAAGAGGGAACTCGTCATTTACAAAAGCAAGCAGATTAATGGTCCTATTATTTGAATCAATGTTCAAATAAGAAACACCATTGTTCAACCACTCCCTATAGTAGGCGATATCAATAACCTGTTCATTCTCTTCAGCGTATTCAAGACATGCGTTAATATCTGCAAAGATAAACTTAGAAGGAGCCATTCCAATAATATGTGCAGTGACATAAGATGACTTCTGATGCAACGACCACCTTGAGAACTCACCAGCCTGAAAAGCCATATCAGCTTCCAAATAATCAGTAACATTGTTAAGGAATGAAAATTCACCAAAGTTTACGGTAATCTCCTCTTCGACTTTATTGACAGCCCGAAAGCTTTTTGTTAAAACAAACACAGCCATATCAAATCCTCTCAATTTGTTTCTTTATCATCACTATTATTATAGTACCATATGGTACAGGGTTTGGCAAACAAAAAATTCATCTTTTGTGAATTTTTTTGGAGCGGATGGAAGGTACTGCCCCCTCTTCTACAATTTGGTAAACTGTCGTAATACTTTTATACCACATCCGCATCATAACTAATAATAACAAACTATCTGTGAAATGTCAAGCGATTTATCTAATAATTATGATTGATTCTCCATTTACATTAAATGTCTCTAGCTCCGTTCTCAATCTACCATCGGCTTTGAGTGATTCGTATCTCTTGGATGCTTTGTTTCTCCACCAATCTGTGACACCTTGCATCGAATACCTCTCCCAATTATCTTTCTTGCGTAATTCATCTGTTTCAAAGTTAATATACTCCTTGACATTATCAAAACCGTAATCTGATATGTAGGTTCTCTTTTTTTCTGTGAGATTTTTTGCACCAGTGCAGGCTTGTATAAATTTAACCTGTTCTGGTGTACCCTTCAGAGAGTGTCGAATGATGGTCATCATCTTAGTTTGAGCTTTTAGTTTCCTACTGGCTGTCGGTGTTCCTCTCTCTGTCTTGGCAGGAACTAATTCAACACCATCATTTCTATCTGTAAACCAATTGAATAATTTACGATAGTTTTCATCATTGATTAACGGCGCAAAGTCTGATTCAGTGTTACCCTTATAACGCAAGAATGGCTTCATCCCGTCATATTGTGAACTAGACTTTGTAGAACCGTAGAGGCTGGTGGTTTCAAACATACAGAATGGTCCACCATACTTCTTATCTAGTGCATTCTTAGCGTGATGTGAGCAACAGATGGCAGCCAACAGTTTACCACCAAGATAATTAAATCCAAATGGTTGGGTTGGAACTATGATGAACCCCATAATACAAGAGTCATTGAACCGCTTCATAACCTTATCATCTGATGTGTTTAGTGGTTTACCAAGAAACTCATTGCGAGGTCTGGAGTTGATTGTTGGAGAACCAAGTTTGATAAATCCAGCAATCTTACCTGTGTTCTTCTCATAAATGACCCATCGAATAGACTTTCCCACTGATGACGCTTCAACGGCATGAGAAGTAGTGATTTCCAGATAGTTTACAAATATTTCTGGTGTTACCTCACGGCACTCAAACTCCATGTCATTTGGGTGCATGGTAAAGTCACTGAACATGTCATCTTGTGGACCCATACCTGGCAAAGAGGTAGGATAGTTGGACATTCTCTCAAGTTTGACCTTGCGTAGATAGTCATCAATCCTACCGAAGTTCTGAAAATAGTCTATGAATACATTTGCTGCATGTAATGCATCTTCTCTATTCAATATCATCCAAAGAAATCCTCTAACGTACCTTGTACACCGTAACTGCTGTCAATCAACCAATTCATCTTCTCTGTGATAACCTTGAGTGGTTCCACAAATGATTTAGTGTATTGTTCATCATAGTCTATTTTGTCCACAATGTCAAGTTCCTTTGGCACTTCTGTCATAAAAGAAAATGCAGAAGATTGATATACATTTGGTTGACGCAAATGTAGAAACCTTATCTTGTCACCCTCTTGTATCAGAGGATATTTGTTATCCAACTTCTGCTTGTTGACAAGGTGGTTGTATAGGATTGCTCCCTTGACATGAATTGGGGCACCCTTTGCAAATAACTGTGACTCACCACGAAACTTCTGCACACCATTACAGCTTCTTGGATACGCAATGTCCTCTGGTGGTAACTTCATAAACTCATCCCGAAACTCTTGTATGAACTTATTTAGCATTTTCTCATCACCGCTCATAATGATCTTGAGAGCTTGTTTAATCTTCTCCCTACACGGTGCAGGAGTACTTGACTTGACTGCCTCGATACCCATAATCTTGAGTTGTGGTTCTTTGTATCGTACACCTTCCATGTCATGCACGTTGAGGATGTAACGCTTCTTCGCAGTCCAGATACCCTTATCTGCAATTGCCTCTCTCGCCATGAACATCTTCTGGTCATACGCATTCATAGTCTTAGCAAGAGCTTGATAACTTTCCCCAATAAAAGGTTCCAACTTCTCTTTTGCAAGACGATCCAAGAATTCGACAATACGATCATCTGTTGCTCCCGATTGAAACACTTTCCCAACCAGAATGTCAAAAGTGATATATACCGAGTCTGTATCACTCGCAATAACGTAGTCAACCTTGTCAGTTTTAAGAATCTTGTTAAGATATATGTTGATAGCCTTTTCAATCCATCGTATAGATAACTGACCAGACGTTGTAATTGCTGTAGCGACCAAGAGATCAAAATAACGAAAGTAGTTATTACCAATTGCCCCATAAGCGGAATTAAGAGAAATCTTCTTCGCCATTTGGATGTTGTTGTACCTAGATATCTTTTTGAGTAGTGCGGGGTCACCAGTGTTCTCATACTCTTGTTTAGCTTCGAGCAGAAGTTTCTTATATTTGACACGATCATTATATACGTTCTCCATTATCTCTGGCAGAAATCCCTTTACATCCCTACGAAAATACGCACCGTTTGGAGTCATACAGTGGTCAGTAGTATTCCTGATTTTCTCATCAAGAATTTGATCTACCATATCCTCTTTCACTTCACTGCCGGGCACAAGGGTTTCTGGTGAGATGTTATACTGCATGATAAGGTGTGGATACAGCGAGTTCAAATCAAATGACATGACCCACTTGTGCATACCCACTTGAGGGTCTTTGACATATGCACCCTCAAACTTCTCTACCTTCTCATGCTCTTTCTTTTGCGGTATCACAATGTTCTTTTTGCGGAGGTGATTGTATATCATGTTGTCCCAATAGCGAACCTGGCCCAAAACATCCGCAAAATTCACCTTACCATCATATGCCATAGTTAGACACAACTCAATGAGTCGCATCTTGTCCTCTAGCTTGTCCACAATCTCCACATCTTGGATGTTATATTCGATGAATGACTGATAGTCTTTCTGATACCATTCTCTGAATGTGTCATATGGATTGCCATCCTTCCGCTCACCTAGCTCCACAAACGCAATATGGTCTAGTGTGTATCGTTCTTGGTTTGTGTATGTGAACTTACGATACAGATCAAAGAAATCTAGTGCAGATACACCCTGTATGCTGTAGACTTGGTGCCTGCGTCCCATCTGATACACTTCCTTGGCAAACACATTGTTCCAAGGTGACAGTTTGTGCATGAAGTCTTCACCGAATAGGTTCTTGACACGATTACAGATGTAAGGGATATCGAAAAACTCTGTGTTCCAACCAGTGATAATGTCTGGATATATCATACGCCACTCGTCAAGAAACTTGATGAGCAAGTCATCCTCATCTCTACACAAGCGATAATCTACATCCTCACGATAGTTCTGAAACTCATGAAGACCCCAGACAACAATCTTCTTGTTCTGGTGGTTCTTCATAGTGATGGACAGCAACGGCTCTGCGGCATCTTGTGGATTAGGAAAGCCATTCTCACACTCCACCTCAATATCAATGGTCACAATCAGTATTTGATCCTTATCCCAAGGCACATCATTTGGATATTCATCGCTGATGTAACAATAGGGATACTGCGTATTGCCAAATACAATATTTTGATTTGCACTCTGTTCAACCCATGCCTTTGCCTCCTTTATGGAGTCAAGTTCTTTAGGAAGAACATGTTGGCCATCAAGAGTCGTGTATCCTGTGTATTCATGTACTTTATTGAATAATGTAGGTCGATAGTTGACCCGCTTGGATACTCGTTGACCGTCCTCGACACCCCTCACCAGAAGAGAGTTGCCACGCTGAATCACATTTGTATAAAATTCCATTATAAAAGTATATCACCTGTGTGGTTAATTGTCAAGTCTCTCTTTTCTTTCCAATGTTGTATTTTGTCTCCAACAACCATTCATTTTTCTCTTTGTATGTTAGGATTTTGATTTGACTTAGTGGTGCTGCTTCATATGGGCTTTCACTCATTATTTGAATCAACCCCCAATCCTGTAACAGATTTGCGATTGTGTTCCTGCGAGACAGATCGTTTGTTGATATGTTGGTTCTCTTTCCATCCAGAGCAAATAGCTCTTTGAAATGCACGATGTAATACCGGCCTTGCTTGTGTAGGATATGACAGGATTGATACAGTTTTTTCTCTTTTCGAGAAGCAACACCAATGCGTGATAATGTCTCTCTGACTTTTAGAAAATCGTCGGGTTCATTTAGACCCACTTCAAGTAGTTGTTCTTGTGTCCAATTAATTTCTTCCATCTCTTCCGCCTTTTCTCATTTTTTGTTTTATGGCAGAAATTTGTTCATCATCCAGTATATCAAGAGCAACCTTTGCTTTCTCGTTGTTGTATCCATAGAACTCTTTAACATACTCTAGATTCTCTAATTTCGTCGCCTTCACCCAAGGTGTGTATCTTTTCCTTGGACGTAGACTATTTATTAAAAAATCAAACTGAAGTTTCTTGTCTAGATGGTGAAACTGGTTAATCTCGTTTACTAGCATGATTGTGTCTTGAAATGGTGCAACACACTTATTTACGATAAATGGCGGATATTTCTTCTCCCATGTCTCATCTTCTGTGTCCATGAGCCTTTCTTTAGTAGAATTTACCGCATTTAGATAGTCTTTTAGTTCATACATATATCAAGCTCTCCCGCTGTCATAACTTATATAACCATAAGCTTCTTCCAGTGTCATTTCTTTTCTACTGTTTTGTTCCTCATTATTTGCATAATCAATTAGCATGAGGTTTTTTCTTATTTCCTTATCATCAATCACTGATATCTCTGTTTGTCGATCTGTCTCTCTTCCAAGAATGCAAAATAGATATACAAGGTGTTCAGCGTCTTCACCAATAATGCCCTGCACCACACCTCTATCTGATGTAGTTTGATGATGAAACACAGCTGTACCATAGATAGAATGATACAATCCCGCATCTTGAACATGCTGTGCAACATCCATATCCTTCAGTATATTAAACACTCCAATAAGATGATCAAACAGAGTTCCCCCACTATGGGGAATATCTTCTGTGCCGACTTTCTTGAGGAAATCAATTTTTGTAGAAGTCAAGTCGCTCATCATTTGCTCCAGAGATGTATGTCTTAAACACAATAACAGTCCTCAATTCATAGCATTGACGAGAGACTGGCATGGCTTGGTGTGGTATTTTTGCATTGAATACAATCAACCGATTTCCAACATATGGAACCAAATCCTCACCCACACGGGTTCCACCACCCCAATCTCTCTCCCAATCGAGTCTAGGGTAGTATATCATAGTAAAGTCACCATCATCTGTGTGTTCATGTGGTTCAATACCATGTGTGTGTGAATTTAGGTAAATACGCTTGTATGTCTCAACATCATAGGTATTTTTGAAATCGTATTTGTAAAACGCAGCATTCCATAGAGGCAACACAAAATCAAACCCATTCTGTATCACTTCATTCTCATCATTACCACAAAGGACATGCCAGTGCTTGTTTACCTCTCCCTTCTTAGAGTTGTAATCATATTTCCAATAGACTTCCTTCATTTGAAGATGTATCAGTTCTGCAACATGGTCCTCTAACACATTGTCGTATACTTTCAGTTTATTCATATTACACCTTCCACCCTTCACCAAACTCTGTCTGGTCGAAAATAGCCTCTGCAAATTTATCGTCTGCCCCTTCTCGTTGATTAGAATCAGCAAGGCCTTCTTGTTCTGCATCCTCTACATCATACAACTTCATCTTTGCTCTGTCAATACCAATAACGAATCTTTTATTAGTGGTAGGGTCATTGTAACGATTCTTTAACTGTTTCACCGCAATCTGGTTGAGTTCGTCAAGCTCTTCATTACTAATGAGCGCAAACATGAGGTCAGCCGTAGCAGGCAGACCAAAGCTCTCTGACGTATCTTCCAAGCCAACATCACTATTGGAGAACCCGCTCCTTGTGGTCTGTGTAGCCGACATAATCGGGACGTTTGTTTCAACTGCCAATCCCCTAAGTTCTTCAGCAATTGCCTTGATATACATGTAACTGTTAACATTTCCATTCGCCTTAAATCTTGATGATGCACATATGTTTAGATAATCCACAAAGATGATATCTGGTTTGAATGATCTCTTGATTGCCAGTTCCTTTATCAGTCCTCGAAAGTGGTTACTGTGTGCTGATGCAGTAGGATACTCCTTGATGATGAGTTGACCATTTGTCTTCTGTTCGATGGCTTTCATCTTGTCATCATACATCTGCTTGGGTAACTCATGCAAATCATCTATAGATATATTCATGAGGTTTGCATCTATACGTTCAGCTATACGCTCCTCAGCCATCTCCAGAGTGATATATAGGACACTTCTACCTTGGCTTAGGCAGTTTGCTGCCATATGGCACATAAACAGCGACTTACCTACACCAGTGCCCGCAAGAGCAATATTCAGTGTTTTCTGTGGTAATCCACCCTTGGTTATACGATTGAAGAAGTCCAGATCAAACGGTATCTTCTCCTCTACTTTATGGTAGAACTCAAAGCGGGAGTCTGCATCGCATAGGTAATCATGACCAACACGGTTATCAAAACCAACAGCCAAGGCTTCTGTAAGAATACTTGGCAAAGCATCGACGCCTCTAGCTTTATCCTTTCCATCAATAATTTTAATCCCATCCACAATTGCATTGTATACCGCCTTATCCTTACAAAAATCCTCTGTTGT